GTTACCGCCTGATCTATCAGGTGATTGATCAAGAAATTGTGGTGTTCGTCGTGGCCGTGGACAAGCGCGAAAACGAGGCAGCGTATCGCAAGGCGCAAGAGCGTCTTAAGTAAACAAACCCATCAATTGTCATGATCCAACATCGACCCGCTCCGGCGGGTTTTTTAATTCCTGGAGAAAAGCATGGCAGGCCAAACCCTTCGCAAGCTGATTGTCAGCGTCTCTGCGGAAACCGGCGCTTACCAGCGTGAAATGGCCCGCGCCGGGCGAATGGGGCAGAACTACTTTCGCACCATCACCAGCGGAAACCGCCAGGCAGCGGATGGCTGGCGCTCGCAGCAGGCTGCCATTACCGCGCAAAACTCGGCGGTGTCATCACTCACCCGCTCGGTGAGCAATTACGCCTCTGTGATGGTGGGGGCTTTGGCAGTTGGCAATCTGGTACACCAGGCCGACGCTTGGAACTCGATCAATGCCCGCCTGAAGCTGGCGACATCGAGCACTGAAGAGTTTCAATTTGCTCAGAAGTCACTGTTCGACATCAGCCAGCGCACCACCACCTCATTTGCGGACAACGCCAACCTGTTCACCCGTTCCTCTCGGTCGCTGAAGGAATACGGCTACTCCACCAAGCAATCGGTGCAATTTACCGAAGCGCTGGCCACCAGCTTTCAACTGTCTGGCTCCAGCGCCGAAGAAGTCACCTCAGTCACCACCCAGCTCAGCCAGGCGCTCGCCAAGGGCGTGCTGCGCGGGCAAGACTTCAACAGCGTCAGCCAAAGTGGTGGCCGCGCAATGGTTGCGCTGGCAGATGGCATGGGTGTCACCACTGGCGCGCTGAAAGCGATGGCCGATGGCGGCCTGTTGACCACTGACAAACTGGTTTCGGCACTGATCGGGCAGTTGGGCAAGCTGCGCGAAGAATACAAACAGCTGCCGCCGACCGTCAGCGGCTCGATGCAGGTACTCAACAACGCTTTTCAGGCATGGGTGGGCGGTGCCGACAGTTCAACCGGCAGTACCCGGGCGTTGTCGGAGGCGATCGTGTTTGTCGCTGACAACATGGACGGCCTGTCAGCCACGGTGATGACGCTGGGTGCTGCATACGCGGGGTTGAAGGTCGGGCAGCTTTCAAAAATGCTGCTGGCGCAGGCTGGTGCCTGGCGGGCGACCAACGCTGCCGCTATCGGCCAGGCCCGGGCACAACTGGACGTTGCAACCGCTGCGGCACGGCGAACAGCGGCCAACGTGTTTGCCGCCGAGGCGGAAGTCACCGCGACCCGCTTCACCGATGCTCACACCGCTGCACTGGGCCGTTTGCGCCTAGCGCGTCTGGCCGATCAGCAAGCGACAATGGCGCAGACACAGGCGCAGGCCGCGAACAATGCGGCCACTGCGATGGTGGGTCGTGCTGGCCGTGGGTTGTTGGGCATATTGGGCGGTCCCGCCGGTTTGGCGATGGTGGCCGGCACCGTGGCCGCGAGCTTTTTGCTGTTTCGTGACAATGCGGAAAAAGCCGGTGATGCCGCTGTCGACCTGAAACGCCCGATCGAGGAACTGCGCAAGGAATGGGAAGCGCTCGGCGCCGCACAACGGCGCCCCATCCTTGAGAAACTGACCCAGGAGCAGGCCGAGGCTAAAAAGCGCGCAGCGGAAATCCTCAAGGACATGCAGGCGATTGCCCAAGGTCCCACTGGCAACTACTCAGGCGGTAAAAACTTTCAGGCCAACCAGTATCAGCGGGCAGCCGCGTCGGGCAATTTCCGCCGGGGCATTCAGGGCGGGATCGATATTGATTCGGCCACACAAAACCTTGTCCAGAACATCAAACCCACCACCGAGCTGACCAGCAAACTGCAAGCGCTTGCGGGTGAATACCAGACCAACATCGACAAGATTTACGCCGCTGGCACGCAAATGTCGGCGCTGACCCTGGTGATGAACAATGCCCAGGGTGCCGCCGAAGGTCTTGGCGCGGGCTTGAGCAAGATCAAACCGCCCGATGCCGCCACCACTGACGCATGGATGAAGCGCATCGATGCGCTCAAGGAAAAAACCGAGAAGCTGAAAGACCCGACCGAACTGGGCGAAATCAACCGGTTGGGCGCCAAGCAAGGGCTGGCACAAACCCCGGAAGGGCTGGCGTTGCTCAGTCAGGCCCAGGCAGCGGCCAAAGTGGCTGATGCCAGCGAACAAGCAAAAAAGTCGCAGGAAGAAGCTGCACGCAAGGCCAAACAGGCCGCAGACGATGCCGCCCGGCAAGCCAAACAGCTGGACGAAAACTACACCCGCACCCTGCGCACGCTCAACGAACAGGCCGATGTTCATGCGACCAAAACCGAGCTGGCCAAGATCGAGTTTGAGATTATCAAAGGCACCCTGAGCAAGCTGGATGCGGCCAAAAAGGTCGACCTGCAACGCGCTGCAATCGCGCTGGACAACCTCAATACGCAGAAGTCCTACAAAGACCTGATGAGCGATGTACAGCGTCAGGAAGACAGCTTGCTGGCCACCACCCGCAAGCGGTTTGCCGAGTTGACCAAGCTCAAGGCCCAGGGCGGTTTGACCTCGGATCAGTACCGGGATGGTGCTGATGCCATCTCCAAAGCTTCGGTCGGTAAAAACACCTCTCCGACTTTCACCGGCCTGGACGCCTCTGTCGGCGGGCCGGGTGGCGAGCTGATCAAGGCCGCTGAAGCGGACAAGGCCCTGGCCAAGTGGCACGAAAAAGAACTGCAGCGCCAACAAGAGCTGTTCGATCAGAAGCTGATCAGCGAACAGCAGTATCTGGACCGTAAGGTTGAGATCAACGAAGAGAACAACAAAAAGCTCGAGTCGATCCAGGACGCTTACAAGCTGGGCTCCATCTCGGTATTTGCCGACCTGACCAGCAACGCCGCCGACATGATGAAACAAATGGCCGGGGAGGGCTCCACGGCCTACAAGGTGCTGTTTCTGGCCAGCAAGGCAGCGGCGATTGCTCAGGCAATGGTCAGCACCGAAGTGGCAGCGGCCAAAGCCCTGGAGCTGGGGCCAATCATGGGCATCCCGGCGGCTTCGCTGATTCGCGGCATGGGTTACGCCTCGGTCGGCATGATTGCCGCCACGGCGGTCACCGGCTTCTCTGAGGGCGGTTACACCGGCAACGGCGGCAAGTACGAGCCCAAGGGCGTGGTACACGGCGGCGAGTTTGTGTTGCGCAAGGAAGTGGTCGAACAGCCTGGCATGCGCTCGTACCTGGATCAGCTCAACCAGCGGGGCTATGCCGATGGCGGTTATGTCGGCAGGACCAACAACTTCTCGGTACCGGGGATTAGCCAGTCGTCTGCGACAGCCAGCCCATCAGCGGCGCCGCAAATCCACCTGCATATCCAGAGCGACGGTTCCGGCGGCTCAGTCACCGCCTCCGAAGGCTACGAAGCAATGGGCCGTGCCTTGCTGGACACCGCCCGCGCTGAAATGCCCAAGGTCGCCCGCGCCGTGATCATCAAGGAAAAGGGCCAAAACGGCCTGCTCGATCCCAATAACCGGAGAGGCTAATGGCTGAATTATTTACCTGGTCACCCCGGGTGGGTTCTGCGGGCGACGACCAGCCCAATGTGCTGACCTCGCAATACAACAACGGCTACAGCCAGCGTCTGTCGGTGGGCATCAACAACATCGCAGGCAGTTGGGCGGTGTCGTTCACCGGCAACGCGGCTTACATCATCCCGATACGCGACTTTTTCAAGCGGCACAAAGGCGCCCAACATTTTTTGTGGACGCCGCCGCTGGAGCAGCAGGGAGCCTTCATCACGGCCGGCGGCTGGCAGCTGCAAACCCTGGGCAACAAAAAATACACCCTGAGCACCACCTTTCAGCAAGTCTTCAATCCTTGAGGTCACCATGATCACCGCAGACGACCAGACACTTGAACCGGGCTCACTGATCCAGCTGGTTGAGCTGGACGGCGAGTCACGGGGCATGGGCACCTTGCGCTTTCACGCGCATCAACAACCCGGGGCAATCATCTGGAAGGGGGAGCGTTACGAACCACGTCCCTTTGAAGTCAGCGGTTTTGGCCGGGGCATGGAGGGCAACACCTCAACCCCCATGCTCAAGCTGGGCAATCTCGATGGCGTGATTACGGCGCTGTGCCTGAACTTCCACCAGCTCAGCGGCGTACGCCTGACGGTGCGGGAAACCTACGCCAAGTACCTGGACGCCGCGAACTTCCCCGGCGGCAACCCGGAAGCCAGCCCGATGGAACGCCTCAACATCTCTTATATCAACCAGGCGCTGAGCCTGAGCCGGGAAGAGGTGACCTTTGAGTGTGCATCACCCACCGCGATCAAAGGCCAGATGCTGCCCAGCGGGCAACTGATGAGCCGCTGTGAGTGGTGCTTGTGGGGCGAGTATCGGGGGGAGGACTGCAACTACACCGGTGTGCGGATGTTCGATCTGGACGGCAACCCTGTTTCTGACCCTGCACTCGACCGCTGCGGTGGGCGGGTCAGCGATTGCGAAATACGCCACGGCAAGGGCAACCCGCTGCCATTCGGCGGCACTCCGGCGACTTCTTTAGGTGAGTAAGCAATGAACAAAACCCTGCTCAAACAGGTTCAGGCCCACGCCGCTGCCGAGTTCCCCAGGGAATGTTGCGGCGTCGTGATTGCCGAAGGCGGGCGCCAGAAATATGTGCCTTGCCGCAACGATGCCAGCACCCCCAGTGAACACTTCATCATCAACCCTGAAGATCTGGCCGACGCTGAAGACCGTGGCGCCATTCGCGTCATTGTCCACAGCCACCCGGACACCCCAGCGCAACCGAGCATGGCCGATCGCGTCAGCTGCGAACTGCACGAAAAGCCCTGGGCAATTATCAGCTGGCCTTCGGGCGAGCTATTCGAGTTCAAGCCCTGCGGCTATCAGGCACCGTTGCTTGGCCGGGATTACGGCCACGGTCTGCTGGATTGTTACGCCCTGTGCCGCGACTACTACAGCCGCGAACACGGCATTGAACTGCCCAACTACCCGCGCCGGGATGGCTGGTGGACAACCGGTGAAAGTCTCTACGAAAAATACTACGAAGAGGCCGGGTTCTACCCGGTGGCCGACTTGCGCAAGGGCGACATGATCCTGATGCAAATCAATGCCAATGCGCCGAACCATGCCGGGATCTATCTGGGTGACGGCCTGTTGGCCAGCGTCCCCGACCTGCACCCGGCGCCGCGCACTTTCCTGCACCACCGCTACAACAAGAAATCCAGCCGCGATGTGTACGGCGGTATGTGGGCCGACTACACCGTGTTGATTTTGCGGCACCAAAAAATGCCGGAGGAAAGCTGATGGCCGCTCGAACGGTAATCACTGCCCAGCCGCTGGTGGTGAGGATCATGCTCTACGGCGTGCTGGGTGCGCGCTTCGGCCGTGAACATCGGCTGGCGGTGCACTCCTGCGCCGAGGCGATCCATGCCTTGTGCGTATCGATACCCGGCTTCAAGCGCTTTCTGCGCCTGTCGGAAGAGCGGGGCCTGACCTTTGCCGTGTTCCGGGGCAAGCAGAACCTGTCGGCAGACGAGATGGACATGCGCTCAGGCCGTCCCGATCCGATCCGTATTGCCCCCATTGTCATGGGGCGCAAGGCGGGCCTGTTCCAGACCATCGCCGGCATCGCGCTGATCGTGATCGGTGTGATTACTCAGCAGTACTACTTGGCAGCCGCTGGCGCCGGTATGGCCATCGGCGGGGTTGCGGCGATGCTTTCACCGTCGCCCGCAGGCTTGCTGGGGCAAGAAGACTCGGGCAACAAAGCCAGTTACGCATTCGGTTCAGCCGTCACCACCACTGCGCAAGGCCGCTGCAAGCCGTTGTTGTATGGCGAGCGTGACATTGGCGGGGCCCTGGGCTCGGCGGGTATCTACGCAGAAGACCAACAGTAAGGATATGACATGAGCAAAGTCTCTACGGCGCGCGTTTCCACACGCAAGCGTCGGCATCAGGCTGCCCGCATTTCCGGGGCCAAAGGGGGCCAGAGTAAACCACGCCAACCTTACAAGGCCCCCGACAGCGCGCTGTCGATCTCCCATGCCAACCTGCTGTACTTCCTCAGCGAAGGGCCAATCGTCGGCCCGGTCAACGGACTTGAGTCGGTCAAACTCGACGGCACGCCGATGCGCGGGCCGGACGGCGGTGAAAACTTCCCGGGCGCGAGCTGGGACTTTCGCCCGGGCACTGTCGATCAAGACCATATCGCGGGCTTCCCGGCCATTGAGAACGAGATCACCCAGGGCTTCCCGGTTGAACTGCGCTCGGATGCACCCTGGACGCGGGCCATTACCGACCCGCAATTGTCGGCGGTGCGTATTCGTCTGGCCTGGCCGCAAATATGGGAAGTGAAGGGCAACGGCGACCAGGTGGGCTACCGGATCGATTACGTCATCGAACTGTCAGTGAATGGCGGCAGTTTTCAGCCCTATCTCAATGCCACGCTCAATGACAAAGGCACCACCGAGTACGAGCGCAGCCACCGGGTTGACCTGCCCGAAGGCTTTACCTCGGCGCTGGTGCGTGTGCGGCGGTTGACGGCCAACCGCAACGATGTGAACTGGGCCGACACCATGCGCATCAAGGCGCTGACCGAGGTGATCGACGCCAAACTTCGCTATCCCAATCTAGCGCTGGGTGCATTGCGCTTCGACGCCTCGCAGTTCCAGAACATCCCCAAATTCAGCCTGCGCGCACGCGGGCGCATTATTCGGGTACCGAGCAACTACGACCCAGAAACCCGCGCCTACACCAGCAGCTGGGACGGCACCTTTAAGCAGGCCTACACCAACAATCCGGCGTGGATCTGGTACGACCTGTTGTTGCATCGGCGCTATGGCCTGGGCCGTCGCATCACCCCGGATATGGTCGACAAATGGACCCTCTACGAGATTGGCCGCTATTGCGATGTGATGGTCAAGGATGGCCTGGGCGGGCTTGAGCCGCGCATGACCACCAACGTCTACATTCAGGATCAGGTCGAGGGTTACGCGCTGCTGTCCGACCTGGCCAGCGTGTT